TATTTGCTGCTGCTTGCCACAATGTGGGCAATATAGTTTTTTAGGTTTCCAATCGTCCATTACAGCAATACTAAACCACATTTTGCAAAATTCACAGGTAAAATGCCAGATTTTTTCTACGTTTGCTTGCATTATTTTATTTTTTCCCAATAATCAAAATTAGCTATCATGTCATGAAATTGTATACCAAGATGAAAGCAATCTCGTGCATAAGATTGATTATTTCTGCTAGTCTTTGCCGCTCTGTGAATTTTAATTTGTTTTGGTATATAAACATTACAATTTAATTGTGATAACACATACATAATCGCATCCCAAGTTCTTTGGTATGATAATTCTATTTCTTTGTGCGTTGATAAAAAATCCAAATAAAGTTTTCTTTTTTGTATTTGTAATTCTTTATCGCCTTTTAATTCATCAATTAATATTGAAATATTATTATCATTTTCAATATCCCATGGTCCAAAAGAATTGTTTATATAATTTTCGGAATGTAAAAATTCACGTCTTGCTTTATGCAATGAATAGATGAATATAAAAATATTTTTTGGAATAACTTTACTTGTCCATGCCTTTAACAAACGGTATGTAACATCTACTCCACTACCACTTTGACCAAAATTATAAAAAGAACCACCTAACTTTTGGTTCATTTTATATGCCCATGTATCTTCTATGTTAAGACCAACACCATCGGTTAAACTGCATCCAAAAAACATATTAACATCTTTATCGTTTATGTCAAAATCATCATATGTTCTAAAACCATGGTTATTATACCAATATTTTATTTCTGTATGTGTCCAACCATTTTTTTCTAACAGTGAATGATTATTTTGTAGATTATATTGAAATAGAGTTTCGCTATCATAACCTATAAAATTATGACAAGTATGCGGCTTAAATAGTCTGTAACTATTTGAATAATTTTCAAAAAAATTATTGTTCATTACGTTCTTATTGTAGTAGTTTGCCCATCTGGACCAGCACCGCCCCAAGGAGCAGTAATATTACGATCCATACCAGTATTGGTTACTTGTAACAATTGATCATAAACATTACCCATCTTCTTAAGCAAGTTAACCAAAACTTTATTTCCAAGTAAAGTATTACGTAAACCTTCTATATTGGTTGGCGTAATCTGTGATAGCATTTCTAACATACCATAAGTCATTTGTTCTGTTAAAAATGGGTTATTATACTTGGTTGTTCCAATATCACCATAAAGAATTTTGTTTACAATGCTTAACATAGTTGCTACAAAATAATCATTATTATTAAGAATTAAACCACGTGGTGTAAGTGTAGCAAATTGACTTTGACTGCGATCTAATCCTATAATATACATCTTGTCACCGATTACAAGTATATTGCTATCAACTGCTTGTTGTAGTGTGGTTAAACCAATATCTTCCAATACTTTTGGATTTGCGGTTTCCCATTGCAAATCATAGAACATTTCATCAGCTTGTGCTGGTAACATTCTGCTTGGATCAAATCCATTGTTTACCAACATTTGATTACGCATGTCTGCATATATTTCTGCATTAGTTTGTGGAATATATGTATCAGCCAAGAAGTCAGGAATATCTGGTAAATTTCCACTATATGCATCAAGATAGAAACCAGTAGGGTCACGCAAATATTTGCTGTGTGGTAGTTTAAATCTTTCAACGTCTACGCCAAGACTTTGTAGGGCTGTGGCATTACGTCCTTGACGCATTGCGGCTTTAATTGCATCACCATAAATGTTATCTTGTGCTACACGCTCAAGATAATCACCCATTTGTCCATAACCAGTTTGTTGACCGTAATATGGTAAACCATCTGCAAATACATAAGCACTTACTGGTGTATTTTGTGTGGGTGCAAAAATATCTACACCCATACTCGTGCAGTGATGATTTTCTTTTAATATTTGTGCGCAACTTGCGGCATGTGCAGCTTCACTTGCTTGTATTGCTGCTTGAATTGTAGGATCACTGCTTGCTTTAATCACACTTAATTGTGCTTCTATGCTTGCAATTTGTGCATTAACTGCATCATCAAGAGTTGTATAAATTGTGCCGTTTATATTGATAGTATCAGGAGTTGCTGGTGTTCCATCGCTACCTGCAGCACTACCTGGTACATGGTATGAACCAGCAAATAATTTATTAAGTACAGTAATTCTTGCATTTAATTCTTGACCATCTGCAGTTGCCATTATAATATTATTTGCATTTGTAATCAAAGGAAGTGTATCATTGTGAACATAACCAGCAGGCGTTCCAATAAAATCTGCCATAGTAAGTTCACCAATGCTACCACCACCAAAACCAAATGTTTGATTCAGTGTGTCCATTGCTGGTTGATATGTTGGTGTGCTCATTTGACTCAAGTGATTAAGATCAAGACCAGCATCAGTTTTGCTTAACGCTGTTCCAATTTCATCAAATGTTTTTGCTTTTGTAATGCCAAGACTTGTAAAGTGCTGACCTAAATCGCTAAATGATTTACTTGGTCCAGTAGCATGAAGGTCTGGACACATATAACTCAAATCAGTTAATTGACCCAAATGATCAATTTGTTTGCCTAAATTAAATTGACTACTTACAGCACCAACTGCTGTTGGATCATTTACACTGCTTAATATTTTTTGAACTTTTGCATCGTATTGTGGATTATCAAGACCAGCAACTGGAATATTATTTTTCACAAGTTGTGCTGTAATACCAGTTGTATTTCCTAAACCTGCGTTTAAAATTTGTTTTGCAACACGAGCAGGTTGTTGCAATCTTAACATATTTGTGGTATCAAAAGTTCCAAGATTTTGCAAATTACTTGCAGCCGCTGGTAAATTACTTGTTAACGCACTCATGCCATAACTTATAACACCGTTGTTGTTTACAAAATTTGCGCCCATGCCGCCTGGTCCATTAGCACCAAAACGCAATGCGGCTGCTTCTGCTGCTGCACCAACCATACTATTACTAATGCCACTCATAGCACTTGATAGTCCCATTGTTTGAACAAAACTTGCACTTGCGCCCGCAGCGGCACCTGCAACCATATTTGTTCCTACTCGTTGAATCATACCATTTAATCCACCATTAGCTGCAAATTGTTGCACAGCATTTGGTAAATTGAGTGGATTACGTAGCACAGCATTAAGTGGTCCTAAAAATCCACCAACCGCACCACCCAATGCTCCCCCTACACCACCACTTATTATTTGTGTAATTTCTTTTGGCAAAACACCAGTTAAACTTGGTAATATTCCACTGCCAATATTTGATAACTTATCAAACATTCCACCACTTAACTGATTAAGTGGACCAGTAACTTGTCCTAAAACTTGTCCAAGTCCACCAGTTAGAGCATTAGTTGCTGAACTTAACGCACTGCCCATGGCACCAGTAATAGCTGTTAATCCCAATGCATTTGTAGCGGCACTTAATGCAGTATTAATTGCAGCACCGAAACCACCAAACAATCCAGCTGCTGCTATAGCACCGAATATACCAACGCCTGCGCTTGCGCAGCCTGCACCTGTTCCAGATGTTGTTTGTAATTGTTTAGAATTAATTTGCTGGCTTGGTCCACCTTTTGTTGCACCACTTGGCGGAGTTCCATCTAAAGCCGCTTGCGCTTCTTGAATTCTTCTTGACACTAATCTTGGATCACTGGTAGGTGTGTTAAGTGCCAAAATTTCTTTATTCATTGCAACTGCACGTTGATCGTCGTCAGGAATTGATGCAGCCTGTAATACTTTGTTATAACATGTAGCATTTTGCCCATAATTGTAAGATAAACTTGTAAGTGCAAACTGTTGGCCAGGTGTTAATTTACTAAAATCACCACCATAACTAGCAAGTCTATTTGCCATGGCTGGTCCATCAACATTTTGCAATCTGAAATCTAATAAATCATCGGCTTGTTGGTCTGTGATCTTATCGCCAGGTTGAACACGTTGATTATTTGGATAAAATTCATTACCATAAGCAATTGTCCAGTGCAGGTCACCATTACTAGCTTTAATTTGATAGGCTTCATTTTGCTTACCCTCAACCGCTTTCATACCAGATTTTACAAAAGTGTAATCATTATACTGTGCTGTCATGTTAACTCACATTCGTTGGTTTAAAAGTTGGTGGTGTCCAAGCAACATTTGCAGAAACATAAACTTCGGCAACGGCGTTTAGTGTTCCTGGTATTGCTATTGGTGCACCAGTTGGAACTAACTTGCGTAAACCTTTTGCTTCCCTACGTAAATCAAAATCCTGATTACTTGTTAAGTTTTGTGGATATGTTTTTACTGCATCAATTGGACTGCTTGTATTATAATATTGTTTTGCTAAATCATGAGAATCGGTTACACGTGCAATGTTTGCACCAATCAATCGTGCCGCAGTATCAGCACTTGTTTGTGGAATTGCTTTTGCAACAGTAGATTGAAAAAATTGAGTGTCATCGCCCAAAGCTGCATCTTTTAATGCATCACTATTATACAATGAATCTTTTACATAACTTAAATCGGTAGAGAATACACCTTGATTTACGTCAAAATCTTTAACAACATAATTTTGACCACTATTAGTAAACGAACTGCCAAGTGTATAATTGTTTGCATAACTGTTACCAGTTTTTTGGTAAATGGTTGCTGGTAGATTTACAAGTATACCAGTTACACTATCACGGATAGGTGGGTGGTAATTGTTTACTACAGATACATTAGAAATTAAACCACTTTGTGCCCAACGAAACATCTGGCTGTTTATTGTATATAAACCAACAACAGTATTTGGTATATCTGGTGTGCTTTGTGGTCCATAACCTTGATAATTAAAAAATGATGCATTAGTTGTGCCAGTAAAATATTGTATGTTACTGACATTAGCTACGCTATTTGCATTTAAATATAAACTTGTATTGCTTATAATATATTCTACACGCCCAAGATAAATGTTACTATATGAAGTTGTAGTAGAATTTGAAACCAAACTGTTTACATTTGTAACATAAAGTGTATCACCATAATTTAATTCTGTAATAAAGTGTGTGCTGTTTCCAGTAATGATTGCACTGTTTACATTTGCAGTTATATTACCAGTTGTTCCATATACAAATTGTGGAACATTTGCATACATTGGTTTATAATGAAAATTAGTTGGATTTGTATTGCTGCTTATAGCAACATTTGCATTGGTAGTTAAAGTAATACTCGTATTGCTATTGATATTACTTACATATCCAACAAAGGTATTGCTAACATTGCCAATAACAGCACCAAGTTGCAATTGTGATAAAAATGTTGTGCCATACCCAATAACGTTGGTGTTGGTTGTAAAACTTACAATATTACCTGTGCCGTTTGCATAAGTTCCTAAAGGCATTATGGTCCTACCATTACACTTGATTCATGTGGAATCATTACGTGATGACAAGCATCAATACTACCTAAAAATCCTTGTGGACGACCTTCAATAATTACGCTTTTACTACCCAACACAATTGGATTTGGTGGATGCGGATGACGTGGATCATGACCAGGATGGCCTGTTACATAATCACCAATACGACTGGCTTGTCTGCCTTGTATAATAACGCTACGTGCACCCATCATAGCAACACCGCCACCGTTATTGAAAGTTCCCATTTTAGCTGGTATTGGCATTTACGCTCCTTTATACAGAAGTCGCCAACGTCAGTCCTGTTGTCTTTGCAAGATACTGTGTGGCGATATCGCTTTCTGTTTTGCCAGAAAGTGCAACTGCTCTCTTATTTAACAATACAGGTTCCGTGGGTGAAACACTAAAGATTGCAGGCGCTAAACCAAAACCATTTTGAGTAGAGATCATTACCAATGGTTTTAATAGTGAGTAGGTAGTGGCATTTTCTTCACTTACACGACTAATGATTTCTTCGCCAGTGACAGTCTTAAATGTATAGACAGTATTTTTATCCGTTTTGCTGATTAGCATGTTTTCTTTCCTGTAATTCGTTGATAGATAGTTTACTTAGACCTGTATAACCGCCTTCTACTAAAAGTTTGTTATTGAAGTAAATCTGTGGCACAGTTTTATGACCTTCTGCAACAAGCCAATCACGAATACCTTGATCGTTGATGTCAACTTCTGTATACTCTTCGCCCCAACTGTTAAGAAGGTGTTTTGCTCCATCGCAATATGGGCAGTTGTCTTTTGTGTATAATGTAATCATTGATTATTCCTCTTTATAAACTAAATCCACTAAATGAATTGCTATCAACATCTTGCTTGGTTCCACCAATAACATAAGATGAAATTTCAGTTTCTTGTGGAGCAACTTGAACTTCTGCACCAGCAATCCACTTTTGTGTCCAAGGTAGCGGATTATTCTTTGTAGGATATGGCTGACCAAGACCAACTGCTTGCATACGTTTATTTGCAATAAACTCTACATATTCAGCAAGTAGTTGATAGTTAAGACCAATCATAGAACCGTCTTTGAACAAGTATTGCGCCCATGCTTTCTCTTGCTGAACAGCATCATCAAACAACTTAATAGCTTGTTCACGACATTCTACTTCAATCTTTTCATAATCTGGATCATCTTTTGGCAGAATCTTTACCAGTGTCTGTGTGCCCGCCAGATGTAGATTTTCATCACGTGCAATAAACTTAATAATCTTGGCATTGCCTTCCATCTTCTTCAATTCAGCAAAAGCCCAACTGCAAGCAAATGACACATAGAAACGAACACCTTCAAGAATGTTCACACTCATAAGTGCAAGCCATAATGCTTTTTTGTGATCGTAAAGATTATATTTTGATGGATCACTCATTTGCGCATATTCTGTATTAAATGCAATCAACTCATCATAAAGTGCAGTAATGTCACCAGCGCAATCAACAATTTCCTGAATATCCATCATTTCATCAAATACTTTTGATGGATTAGCATAAACGTTGCGGATAATGTGAGTATAGGAACGAGAGTGAATAGTTTCACTAAATGTCCAAGTTGTAATCCAAGTTTCTAATTCTGGTAGAGAACAGATAGGGCCAAATGCTACTGCTGGCGCACGACCTTGAACGCTGTCAAGTAAAATCTGGCGTTTAAGATTACTTGTAAAGATATGTTGTTCACTTGCTGTCAACTCTTTGAAATCTTTAGCATCACGAAGTGTATCAACTTCTTCTGGACGCCAAAAGAAACCCAACTGTTTGTCAGTAAGTTTATCGAACTGTTTATACTTTAATGTATCATATCGTTGGATACTAACACCACCATGCGGATCAAGAAATGCCAGTGACTTTGTGTGGTCACTCTTATCATTTGCGTCAAATACTGTACTCATTTATGCACCCCAATTAAAACCATTATGTCATATTTTGTTTGTTATATCAATTTCAAATTCTTGTAACCATGGAAAAATTTGTCTCCAATTTGTTCCACGGCGACGATCTTTTTCATTAAGATATGTAAACAATCTACTTATTTCTTTTTTATCCACTGCACTTTTCTGCACAGAATCTAAAATTCCACGCATACACATTATAGCATTTTTTTCTTCTTCATTATTAGAAGGCATTAAAGAAATAATATCTGCAAAATCATTTGTAAAAAAATCAGGTCCAAAAATGCCAGGTTTCATATAAGTTGGTGTTGGTCCAACTTCTCCGAAATATTGTGCTACTTTACCAATTGATTTCCAATACACAAGTTTTTTAATAAGTTCTGGCATTGTTTTTATTGTAAGTGAACTTATTGTTTGATGTATTTTAAGAGAAATCCATTTTTGTTTTAAAAGATATTCAAAATTACTTTCCCACAAATTTAAATCTAATCCATATCTTACGTATTCTTGTTCTTGACCCCAACAATCAATACTACATATGACTCCAAGGGATTTAATTTTTTTCTTTTTAAGTAAAGTTTTTGTTTTTTCAACAAATGCTTCTAATTTTCCATTTGCTATGTTTAAATTTGTAGTAATTGATATGCTTAAATTTACATTAGGTTTATTTTCAAAAAAATCTAACAACGAACCTAATTCTTTTTGAAGTAAAGGTTCGCCACCTAAAATATGTAATTCTCTGATTACATCAGAGTTTTTATTAAGCCATGTCCAAAAATGAGGCACCAGAGTTTTATATTTCTTTTCCCTTGATATTAAATTAATTCCATTATTATTAAAACTACCAAATTGTTTATTTTCTTTGGCAATGAATGAACTTAAATTGGGTCCACAGTATAAACAACCCATATTGCAAGTATTGTTAAAATAAACTTCCAAAATAGTAGGAGAAACAACTGTTGTATTATTGTTTTCTTTTAATTCTGGTGGGATTGAGTGTGGTAAAGTTAAATGTAAATTTCTATCACTAAATCCACCAGCATCCTCTATATTTTTACAATAACCACAACTTGTATTTGGCCATTTACCATTCAACATTGCTTTTCTGTCAGCAATTTTAATTTCGGTATTATGGAAACTATCAAAATTTTCTGGAGTAAGTGTGCTTTCACTCGTTCTAAAACAAGAACGAGTGATTCCATTATTTAAAAAAAGTGTACTCCAATTCCATTTCAGTGCACATGCAGTTGCAGTTTTTACAGGAAAATTATTTTCCATTAAATCGTGCAACTTTCACAAGCGTCTTGATCTTCAAGAAGTTGTAGGTTTTTGACTTCAAAGTCTTGTTTCTGTTCAACAAATTTGCTGACATCAACTTCACCTTGACCATCATATGTATTAAAATAATATAGGGTTTTAATACCATATTTGTAGCAAAGTAGTAGGTGACCAATCATAACACTCATTGGAATCTTTTCATCTTCATAGAATGTTGGATTATAGCTTGTATTAGTTGAAATACTTTGGTCAATATACTTTTGTAGGATTGCAACAATCTTCAAATAACCTTCTGGTGACTTTTGATCCCATAGTAGTTCATACTTGTTCTTTAATTTGCGGAACTCTGGAACAACTTGCTTTAACACACCGTGCTTACTTTGCTTAACAGAAATTAGTGAACGAGGTGGCTCAATGCCGTTTGTAGCATTAGCAACCTGTGCACTTGTTTCTGCTGGCATAAGTGCCATAAGTGTAGAATTACGGATACCATGTTCCTTTAAACTTGAACGAAGTGATTCCCAATCCATACGTTCAGTGTGCGGAACAAGTTCATCAACTTCTTTTTTATAGGTATCAATAGGCAAAACACCATAACCATATTTGGTTTCATTACTCTTTGGTGCGGCACCTTTTTCAATAGCAAGTTGGTTACTTGCCTTGATAAGATAGTAAGACCACGCTTCTGCATATTCATCAACAAGAGGAAGTGCAGCAGCATCACTATATGACAAGTCATTTTTGGCAAGGAAGTAAGCAAAGTTAATGATACCAATACCAAGAGGACGACGATTCATAGTTGAAAGTTGTGCTGCAACAACAGGATACTTTTGATAATCAAGCAATTCATCAAGACCACGAACAGCAAGGTCACACATCTTTTCAAAATCTTTTGGTTCCTTTACGTTGCCCCAGTTGATTGCTGACAGTGTGCAAAGTGAGATTTCACCTTCTTCATCAAAGATATGCTTGAGTGGTTTTGTTGGTAGTGCAATTTCAGCACAAAGATTGCTTTGCTTAACAGGCGCAACACTTTCAATAAATGCACCATGTGTATTTGCATGGTCAACATTCATAAGATAAATGCGACCTGTATTCTTGCGTTCTTCCATAAACATACTAAACAGATCAATAGCTTTATAAGTTTTTTTACGAATCTTGCTGTTCTTTTCAGCGGCCTCATAAAGTTGCTTGAACTTGTCTTGGTCTTGGAAGAAAGCATCGTATAAACCTGGAACATCACTTGGACTAAAACAAGTGATGTCCCCACCTTGGAGAAGACGCTCATACATTAACCTGTTAAATTGAACACCATAATCCATATGACGAACACGATTATCTTCTGTTCCCTTGTTATTCTTGAGAACAAGCAAATCTTCTACTTCATAATGCCATAATGGATAGTAAAGTGTAGCTGCACCGTTGCGAACACCGCCCTGTGAACAACTACGAACAGCAGTTTGAAAATGCTTATAGAATGGAATTAAACCTGTGTGGCTGGCGTCACCTTTACGAATTGGAGAACCAATGGCACGGATAGCCCCAGCACCAATCCCAATGCCTGCCTTTTGACTTACATACTTGACAATGGCACTACTTGTTGCATTGATGCTGTCTAGACTATCGTCAGTTTCAATTAATACACAGCTACTAAACTGACGTTGTGGTGTGCGGACACCAGCCATCACAGGAGTAGGTAAACTAATATCATGCTTACTAATAGCATCATAATAGTCCCTAACATAACGTAAACGAGTTTCTTGTGGATACTTGGCAAATAGGGTTGCGGCAATAAGTGCATATGCAACTTGTGGCGTTTCCATAATTTGACCAGTAACACGATTCTGCACAAGATATTTGCCACGTAGCTGTTCCATTGCCACATAAGCAAGACTACAGTCACGTTCATGGTCAACAAACTTGTTAATTGTTGCCCATTCCTCTTCGGTATAATCTGTTAGAAGTGCAGAATCATAAAATCCACTTGCAACATTCTTTTTAATGATATCAATCAATGCCCAAGGATGATAATCACCATATACTTCTTTGCGAAGATGATAATTTACAAGACGACCTGCAACATATTGGTAATTTGGTGTATCTTCGGAAATTAAATCAGCCGCCGCTTTAATCATAGTTTCTTGGATTTCACTGGTTTTAATGTTATTATAAAACTGAATTTGACTTCGTAGTTCCAGTTCACTTGCACTTACATTACTGATATTTTCTGTTGCCCAGAATACTACTTTATGAAGTTTATCAATATTCAATGGTTCTTTACGACCATCACGTTTAGTAACATTAATTGCCATTTGATTTTTCCTATATATGTAATTGTTTTGCAGTGACCGTATTGATCAATTCTGCTGTTGTGCTAATTGTTAGGTTATTTACAACCTCACCATCTTGGTAATTCAGCGTATATAATCCATCCTCGCACCTGACTAAATTAAGGTATTCATGTTTTTTACGGTCACGATAAACCTCTAAAACCATACTATCCTTTTCTGGATAAGAAGTAAAGTATAAAGTGTAAAATATACCTAAAGCACGTGCAGTATCATCATATAAACCACTGCTTATAAGTGTCCATGGGTCAGGCCAGTGACGTGGATCATCGTATTCAAGATAAGGTTCAACAATACGGCAAGTCTGCCATGCAGCAGCAACAACACTTAAATGATCTTGGTTTACACTACGACGAAAATCACGCCATTCTAGAATATTTTGGTGCGTTCTTGGTGTAATCCACTTAGAGCATCTCGAAGTATCTAATAGCATAGTTGATGAGTCCTGTTCCATTAGCATCAGTGATATATGTAATGTCAGTGCCATTGTAACCAAATGTTACACCAACATCACCACTCTGCGTTCTATCATCTTCTATACTATATAATCCGCTTGAAGTCAAGGTAAACTTAGCTATACCTGTTGCTACTTGATTATTTCTGGTGATTGTATATTCAAACACAAATCCAAACGTACTACCAAAATCATCAAGACCAGTAACTAATGCAGCAGTTGTATTGCTTGCAAGTGCAAGACTATTGCCTTTCATTTGCTTCATTGAACCTAAACGTAAACCGTGAGCATAATCCCATTCTACGGTGGTTGCAGTTTCATTTACATATGGGTAACCACCTATACTATTACTTTGCGTGTAAGTTCTATCAAAGCTATCACCAACACTTGCGCCACCGCTGCTATTAGAACCAAAGTAAATTACATTATAAAATGGATTTGCTACACCTGTACTTTTGTTACCAACATCACGGTAATAATTTCCAATACTGCTGAAATTAGTTGTGTAATCTACATTTACACCAGCATTATAAATTTGATCCATAACACTATTGCTTATTGTAAATCCAATTGCGCTTGTGCCAGCAAAATACATACCATGATAAAGATTAAAAAATGTGCAACTATCTACAAGCCCATTGCTACTGTATTGACTTAATGGTAGATATACACCTACATGAAATCCATTAAACAAACAATCACGAACGTTAACATCGCTCGCATAAGCAAGAGAGCGTCCAAGTAACTTGACACCAGCAGTAGTGCTACCATTTATTGTGTCAGTTAGTACAGTTACTGTACTTGTATTTGGACCTTGAAAGCGAATATTATCAAGCGTAACACGTGTTGCACTATCAACTATGATACCATCATTAAGACTACTTAAAGTCATATCAGTTATTGTAATATCAGTAGGTAATCCTGCACCGTTCAAACCAATAAGATTTTGAATTTGTTGTAGATTATCGGCAGTATACATAACCCAAGTAGTATATGGATAAATGTATGGATTTGCTGTTTGGGTAATTTGTGTATTATATGTTCCTTCACCACTTAGACGTGCATGACTTGGAACATTAATACTACCACTTACAATATAATTACCTGCTGGAAAATATAAAACTTTATGTGAAGCAAGACTTGATGTTCTGCAATACAATTCATACATTGCACGGTTAATGGCTTCGGTATCGTCAGTAACACCATCACCTTTTGCACCAAAATCTTTTACACTTACAAAATCATCAAGTTTTTTCTGTAAAGAACGTTGTGTAATTGTTCCACCATAACTTAAACTTTGAGTTGTCCAAGTTTGGGCATCAAGACTTGTGCTTATGTGACCATTGTCACCAACAGCATAATATGTGCTACCGATATAACCCATTCCACGATTACTATAGGTTAGTGATTGTGTTTCACGTCTAAAATAATTGTATTGATTTGTGCTATAATAAAGATAGCCGTATTGTCCACCAATTACATTAGTTGTATTATTATCAGCAATATCATATAAATCAGGAGCTAATGTGCTTGCTCCAAAATAAAGACTTGTATAAGTCCAAGTGACAGCATCTTGTGATTTAAGATATGTCAAACTTGTATCACCACTTATATAAAAATATGTACCAATATAAGTTGAACCAGTTAAATTAGAATAAGTGCTTGTTGTTTTTGTATACCAAGTGCTACCATTTGTGCTTGTAGCAATAACACCATGATCGCCTGTAACAATCCAATAATTTGTTGATGAACCACCTGGCGGAGTAAATGTATAATATCGCACATTGTTTAAATCACTCAATGAAACAGTTGCACCAGTTGGATCGGTTGCACTATTTGCAATAGCACTACTCCAAGTTGTTCCATCTGCACTGCTTACACCAATACCACTTGCACCAACTGCAATAGCCTTAAATGTTCCACCACCCAAATCAGCAACAGCTACACTACGTAATTCAACGCTTGTTCCACTGCTACGTGCGGTCCAAGTGGTTGCATTAGGGCTTGTTAAAATTGTTCCATTTGCACCAACTGCAATCCAAGTAGTTGTACTTAATTTTGTAATACCAAGTAAGTTCTGTGTAGTTCCACTTGTTTGTGCAGTAAAAGTAGTTCCAGTAGTACTAGTTAAAATAACACCACTGTCACCTACCACAACCCAGGTTGTACCATCAAACCAAACTTTATTAAGACTTGTAGATACACCACTTGTTCTTGCTGTCCATGTAGCACCTGTTCCGCTAGTATAAATGCCACCGCTGCCAGTTAAAACTGTGAATAAACCTGCACCATTATGATAAATGTATTTGAAATTTTCAATACCACTTGCAATTGTTGCAATATAACTCAACGTTGAAGCAGCAGCATTTTTATAAATATCACCCCAACTTGTAAGTGACCAAGCATTAGTTCCATCATTTGTGACACTTACTAATCCATCAACAAGACTGCGTGTCCATGTTGAACCATCAGTGCTTACATAAACTTTATTATTTTTGCATGTTGCAACAAATGAATTACCGCCAGTATTAGTAATATAACGCAAACCTAGTACATCATAAAAACCAATAGTTGTGACACTCCAAGTGATAGCATCAGGACTTGTGATAATTGTGCCGCTTGCGCCACCAGCAACAAATTTGCCGTTTCCATATGCAATACTATAAAGAGCGTTGGTTGTGCCTGTTGTTTGGCTACTCCAAGTTACACCATTATTACTGGTATAAACTTCACCAAGAGCGGTAACAAGAACAAACTTGCTGCTTGCATAAACAATGGCATTGATATTGGTATATGATACTGCACCACTTACTTGCCATACTGTTCCGTTGGAACTATAAAGCACAGTTCCGTTAGCACCAACTGCTACGAAGTATCCACCACCATAAGCAACATCAAGAAGATTCTGTGAAGTACCACTAATAGTACTATTCCATGTAGAACCATCACTACTTGTAAGAATGTTACCACTACTACCTACCACTACATAAATTGAACCGTTAGTAGCGATTGCATCATAAACAGCACGTGCATTACCAGTTTGTGGATTATAACCAGCATCACTGTTTTTATAATCATATAAATTTGCTAAATTAAGAATGTCACTGTATTCAGTGAGAATTTCTGTGTTACCAGTTTGTGGCGCACCATCACTTACAAGACCGTTACCAATAAAAAGGCGACGTTCATCAACAGAATAGCCTATTTCTGCTTTGGCTAATTGGGGTAGATTTTCGAATAATCCGCTACGATGTTGTATACGGCTGATTTGAACGATTGACATACATATCTCTCACTATTAGAGATATTTATGAGTTCTCCGCATAGAATTGCCAAACTCTATCCCACCATGTTGCAGTCCAATCATCAAACTCATCGCCCTTAATGATCCAACGCTGTGGTTCACAGTCTTTACTGCACATTAAGATAACAATTTGCTTGATATCAGTACCAAATAATTCATTATGTGCGGCAGCATAAGCAGCACCTTGAATGAAATAATCATGAATCCATTCAGTTTTCTTGGGCTTATTGGTTTGTTTATAGTCTATGATACTTGCTTTACCATTATACACACCAACAAGGTCAGTTGTGCCAGCATAAAGCTGTGGATAATATAGCGCAGTTTCCATACCCCAATATTCTTGGAGTTGACCTTTAAGATATTCTTCAATAATAACAGTTGCCATCTTTGCTGGTTGTTGATGAACAAGATTACCACCCGTTTTTAACTCACCAGTTTCAAGCCAGTTTTCCAACTGCTTGTGCATACTGGTTCCACGACCAGCGGCTTCTGTGGTAATAGCTTGTGCTTTCGCTACACCTACCCGTTGTCTCCACTCATGTAGTGCTTGAACTTTTTCTTTTGATTTGGTTTTATCAAGAATAGTGGTCACGGAAGGAACAACATCACCACCTGGCGTTACATATCTACGACCTACTTCTGTTTCTTTGCGACTAATTTTAGCGTAATTATATTGCGGATTATGTTTTACCAGGATATTTGCCAAGAGATATTTGTCCCATCAGTTGAAATTCTACTGATAGTATATCCCAATTTAGCAAAGTTGTCAATAACTGATTGCATCTGTCCACTGGCAAGTGCGTTGGCTGTGCTTGTCTGCCAAGCTGTATAATACTGTGTAGCCAATGTCATTGGTGTTCCAACAATAGTATTGCCATTTAGTGCTGTATTTGATAGTTTGTTTACGGTAACGGTTACATTGCCAGCAGAAACCGCAGAAAGAATGTTGAGATTTAACAGTGCAATTTCTGTTTCTGTTGCTGTGCTTGTTATAGTTTGAGTTCTGGCATTGGTTGCTGTAAACATTTGTTACTCCTTAATTATTTATTTTAAATTAATTTTTCAATTTCAGGAGACAATAATTCAAAAATTTTTTGATGACCTAGTTTGGTAGGATGACAAGAGTGTGGATTTAAAATTTTACGTTTTATTCCAATAATAATTCGTGGATCATCATACTTCCAATTAGAAAAATGATATGTTTTTGTTTGTTTTTCAGTTAATAATGATAATAAATCTCTTGGTTTTGTATCATGATTTAAAAAATTATTAAGATTATAATTATAATCATGATGATTGAAGGTATCAAACCAAATATTTTGGATATTGTTTAATTCAAAATAATCATTCCACAAATTTATGTTTTTAGATAATGTTTCTAATTCAAATTCATGAGAATAGGTATTTTCCAATAAAAATTTTGATAAATCATTATCTGTTGAGTAAAAATCATTAACTAAATCTGCCTTTTTTTTATCATAAATTTCATATCTAGCTGTGCTTGTAATTCCCCATAAAACAATAATCTTTCTGTATTTGTTTTTTATTAATTTGAATGGATAAAAATTTTTAATTTCATAAAATTTTTCAAGATCGACTTGATTTATATTTGTAGAAAAAAATTCTGTTGCTAATCTAAATTGTTTTTGATTACTACTTCCGCCTCTACTTAAATTAATGTTGTCCAGTTTATAATGGTTGCAAATTAATGATCGAAAACTAAAATTATTGCAAATTTCTGAATTCCAAGCATTTTTTTGAAATTCATCAAAAGACATTTTATCTGCATAATTAACACCAACACCTAGAGTCCAACTACAACCTAATGTGACTAGTAATATGTCATTCATAAAATTTTTCAGGATACCCTTTTGCTTTTTGTTTTGCCGCCTGCTTGACGTTTACGTCTACCAGCACAATGTGCTTTTTGGCTAAAACCTTTTGGGTGACTACAATTTATACTTTTCTTATATTTTTTAGTCCATGCTTCCACGATTTTTTGCATTGACTTTTTAACTTTATATTTTTTACCATCAACAATAAAGTAATCTAAACCTTTTTCACGTGCAGTTCGAAGTGCACCACTAAATGCATTGCCCTCACTTAAACTTAAATCATTATCTACTGCTTGAAGGTGTGCATCATTAAGTTTATCAAGATCGCCTTCATTACGCAGTAATTTAAATGTAAGATTTTCAACACCAAATTCGCCTTCACGCTCTAATCCACTTTGGCGAAGTTTTTTAATACGTTCTTTTAAGCGTTTAATTGTAGCACGGTCACCACTTTCTACTGCTTGATCTATTTCAGCATGTAGATGTTCAAATTTGTCTTGTATATTAGTTGTGTCTGGATTTGCTACAATTGTTTTTGGAAATTTGATCCAATTGTTATCATAAACACTATAAATGCCATTAGAAATATGTTTTTCATCACTACGTTGAACGTATACTTCTACTGCGTGACCATAAATGTTAATATCATGTTGGTCATTAAATGCACCTTTTTTAGCCATAAACAATTGGTCAAGGTCTTCTTTGCAAGGACCGTTTACATCTGCAACAAGATGCAAGTCTATATCACTTTCTGCGTTATAATTATAACTTGCATTACTACCACTTATTGTAATATCTGTAAGTTGTAAATTAGGAATGTTTATAAAATCAACAAATGCTTTAGCAATTTTAAAAAGTGTAAGTCGCACTTCTGGCTTAAGGCGATTATTTTCCCATAAATCAGGATTTAATTCATCGTGAAATTCTGTAAGTTTTTCTAAATCACCAATGCGCATAAAGTATTTAGATTAAAAACGTGATGCTCTTGCAGCCATCTTATCAACGGTAGAACGTTCTGGATTACGACCATCGCCTATTGGCGCACTGCTTTGTTGTGGTTCTGTTGTTGGTTGTTCCGCACCCATATCTAAATCAGGTTGTGGTGCCGCATCAAGATCACTTTCTAGTTCACCAATTGGTTCCTCACCAACATCGTCATCTGTTCCACCAATAGTAATGTAATCTTCATTAGCATCACCGATCAATTCATCAAGTGCTGGAAATTGTTTTTTCAAACCTTCTAATGCTTCCCAGTTAAAACTATAACCAGCATTATTCATAAGATTTGTTAAATTACGCATTGGAATTTTTGTACCAGGTTCTACTTTATTTTGCAACATTTGCAAAATAGTCATGAGTGAACCAACTTCACTTCTTACAAAATCTGGCGCAACTTCCAAGAGTTTCATTATTAAACTCTCTTACCACGACCCAATTCAGCAGTTCCACCTACAGCACTATCAGCAGTATCCAAATCACCGCCATCACGTGGAGGCATTGGTGCTTCTGCGCCACTTACACCGCCCATATCAGGATCAGCATTCAAATCACCAATTGGAGCAGAGTCTGGAACTGACCCCATTGGGGCTTGAGCATATACACCACGACTTGCATTATCAAGTGTATCACGTGCAGTGTTTGCTGCATCTAATAAACTTTGTAATGTTTGCTTGGTTGAATCATTAAATGAATTGGCTTGTTCCATACCAATTTCATCTTTCATAGCACTTACAAGTGCTGGCAGTTGTTCGTTCTGCATATCACTGATCTTTGCAACAATATCCTGAACAGTATCAGCAAGGTCACGTGCAGCCATTGTAACACGAGCCTGTTCAATTTCACCTTCGGTTAGTGCTGGTGGAAGATTGATGCTTTCATTTTTTGCCATCTTTGTAGCAGTAGCATACATGACATCTTTGCCACGCTTGCCATAACGTTTTTTAAAATCGCCAGCTTTTCCTTTAAGAGCCATTGCATAATGCTCACGCTTCTTAAGTTCAGCTGGTGTCAACTCACGTTCGTTAAGTTGAGTCATGCAATATGCATCAATTGCTTGTAATTTTTCTGCGATAATTTTACGACCGTGTGCCATTTCATTCTTCCATGTTTCAAGGACTTTAGACACCATAACAGCTTCCATATATTTTGGATTGCGTTCTGCATGATGAACTTGTGAACTCTTACGAATAGTGTTAATTTGACTTTGTACAGTTTCAAGCATCTGGTTAACAGCACCTTCTTTAAGACTGCCAAGATTAAGTTTCCATTTATAAACTTTCTCTAATTGCTTGTTTAGTTCTGCTGCAGAAGTATTATTAAATTCTTTAACAAACATGTTAATGTCCTTGTTTAAGTTATTTATTGCAAACAGAGACTTTTTTCTAATTCTCTCAACTGTTGTTCAAGCAAATCAAGATTAGTCTCTACATTTTCTAATCTGTCATTTAAGATAGGATTATATTTTGTTTTTAGTCTGATTCTAAATCTTTCTTTATCATCTAATAACATATCTAGTTGATGGTCGTATGAAACCATTTTGTGTGAATCAATATAGCGTTTTTTTGTCACAAGTGCGGCAAAGAGTATGGCAATGCGACGTTGTTTAAAAGTAGAAAGTACTGTTTTTTGACGTTCTACATTCCACACACCGTTATCATTCTTGATTTTAATATCATTGACAACAAAAGTGTTACCAACTGATTTTACAATGATGTTGCCGTGTTTAGACAAATCATTATAAGAATCAGTGATAAACTTTGCTATTTTGTTGAATTGCTGTTTTTCGCTGTTCATAATTGTATCTTACCAAACAGCAATGTATTTGTCAATTAAGTATGTGCTTTTGCAACATAAATTATTAAGCCCAATAGGGCTGTTAGTAGTGAGCCAATAATGCCAATTCCTAAGCCAACGAGTTTTTTATAAGCCAAAGTTTCTTTTTCGATTAACATGTTTTTAATTTCGCTGACAATGGTTTCGACCTTTGCAAGTCTTGCTTCCATAGTGTCCATTTTAGTATCCATTTGTTCATAACGCTCTGCACAGATGTCAACATGCGCTTCCAAACTTTGACGCTCAATATCGTAAGGTTTTTTTGCCATAACAACTCCATGCAGTAGCAAATATTATTTATGAATCACTTAAATCATTAAAAAGTGGGTGTTTTTGTGTTCGCTGTCGATAAGTGCACAGTTTATGTCAAATTTAATAGTTTCATTAAGTCCAGATATAATGGGAAGATGCTGAACTATTTTTTCAAGTTCTATAATATCTATTTCTTGATTAGAATCAAAGTCAAATATCCAGACATTATGAAAACCATTATAGACATTACCAAAATCTAATCCAGTTAAATCTCTATGTATTTTTTTTGGAAAATTTTGTATTTCAAAATCACAATATAAACTTATAGATTGCATAAGTGAAATCCAATTTTTATTTGGATTTGTTTCAGTTCCTAAATCTACAAGTGTTAAACAACGTATCATAATTGTATATAGACATAAAAAAAGGGCGGTAAAAATACCGCCCTTGATTCTACTATATTCACATACTATTATGTATATGAAAGTTTGAAACCCTTGTTCACGAAAAGTGAAGTAGTTGCGTTGATGTTGTTGTTACCATAGTAACCAGCACCATTACCACCGTTACGAACAATGTTCTGTACTGCTGTTGCAATACCAGCATCAGTTGTTGCATAACCTGCTGCACCTTCAAGAAGAAGACTGATGTTACCACCACTGCCTGTTTCAATCTGGTATGCAAGAACTGTTACGTTTGATGAAAGTGCCTTCATGATACCTTCAACGCCAAGGTTTACACCAAGTTCGTTTGTAAGGTCGGTAGCTGTACCACCAGTACCTGCAATATAACCCGCAAGAGCTACTGGTTGCTTACCAATGAAACTTGCACCTGCTGCTGTGCTGATAAAGCCCTTGCCGTCACCAACAAGACCAACGTTACCATTTACACGATAAAAATCTGCCATTTTAATACTCCAAAAATTTGCGTCTTTGATACGCTAATAGTATTTATAATTGTTTAAGAAAATACTTACTTAAGCTGTAGGTTTTTTAATTGGTGGAACATTACGAAACAAACGTTTTTTTAATTCTGCTGTGGATGATGGATTATCAAGAATATTACTTAAGTTTTGTAAAACTGATGGATTATCTAAATCTAATCCTATATGTTTAGCTAAATCTTTTGTTGCATTTCTAACAGTGCCTGATTTAGCACCGCCAGTTTGTAAAGTTTTTAACCGTCTTTTCTCATACCAAAGTTGTGTTAATGTTCTAGCTAAAATTTCAATATCAGTGTTAGCAATTATTCCTTTTTTAGGATCAAATGTGAATCCTTTAAAATCTTCAAATAAATTTACACTTTCGTATTGTGAATATTTTGATTCTTCTTGTGGTCTTGATGCATTATTATATGCATTCTTGATTGAACCTGCAATATTACCTGCTGCTGTTTTTAACCCTTTGCCAACCGCAGTTGCGCCTGTTGCTAAACCTCTGCCAGCAGCTTTTGCACCAGTAGCAATACCTCTGCCAGCAGCTTTTGCACCAGTAGCAATACCTCTGCCAGCAGCTTTTGCACCAGTGGATATTGCTGTTCCTACTGCATTACGTAATTTAGACGTTACATAAGTTTCATCTGGAATCGGTTGTGTTGATGGTGGTGTAATTGAACCACCAAAATAACTATCTAAAACCTTTGTAAAATCTGGCTGTGAAGCATTAAAAAGACCAGCACTATGATCCTGTAAATATTTTGTTAGATAACCTTGAAATTTTTCTAATCCAGCTTCTGGGGAATATTCTTCTTGATATTTGTATGGAGGAAGTATTTTTTGTGCTTTTTGAACATCTGCATTATATGTGTTTATTGCAGTTTGAATATATTTTTTAAAGGTATTCATGCTTGCACCAAAAGCATAATCTGAAGGATCATCAGTTGGTTTTGTTATAGCCGATACTTCGCTTATAAATTCACTTGCTCTCATTTATCTTTCTTAACCCACGAACAAATTTAGCTGGTTCTTGTGTACGTATACTATTTAATAAACGACGTTCAAGTTCTTCTGCCTCTGGAGTATCATATGTTTCACGAAGTTGGTTAATAAGATTGATAGCACTATTAATGATATGATTGGCACGACTTTCTAACACAAATCCAGTATCTTTGCCGATACTCATTTGACTTAATTCATCAAGGATACTACGAGATTGTTTACGCAAAATTAATTTACTCCAAAATTATTTAGGGATTTTTGCACTTATGGAACTTTTCCACAAACATTATCGCACTGTATTAATCGACCATTTTCATAGCTATCTTTAGTCCATGCACTTTCAATACTAGTAAACCATTTGATGCAAGTTTCCAATTCATATTCATGCAAACTATTATGTTTTACTAATGGTTTAATTTGTCGATTAACAAAACCATTAAAACCTTGGTCATATGTAAGCGGATTAAATGCCATATAACAACAAGGATAAACTAATCCATTTGCTGCAATGTAGATTGAGTTATTGTCTTTTGTAAAGCAATTGTGTGTCATTCCTTCTAGATAAGGTTTATGATGATAGGTTTTATTTGGATCGATATGAAATTTAATTATATCGTTGATATCCGTAAATCCATTATAATTACCCATAGTGCCAACTAGTTTTCCATTACGGTCAAATATTGGACCAGTATTGCGTCCATGATCTACAATTTCAAATTTTGTAAATCCTAATTTTTTAGAAAGTTCTTGTGCTTCTTCAATCTGATGTTTGTTATGATCAAATCGTATCATTTTCCAAATAGCAACACCACCAGCGTCCATGTAAGTTTTGGCGTTTTGAAGTATTCGATTAAAATTTGTATCTTGGCGATATATTGCGTGTGTATCTTCTAACCCATCTAAACAAAACTCAATAATCATATCTCGAAATTTGCCAAGTTCGTGCCAAAATTCACTATTTCTTGCACTACCATTTGTGCTTATTCGTATTCCTAATGGCTTGTAACTTGATTTAAAATATTCTAATATTGCAATAGATTCTAAATTAGCTGTAAAATCACCAAAGTTTCCATTAAGCAATATACCACGAACAAGTTGTTTTATAAATTGTGGAGAAAATGATTTTTTAACTAATTCAAGTGTCAAATTTGTTTCTTCATAACCTCTATTATATGGATAACCAAATAAATTTCTTGGACAAAGTGGACATCTTGCATTGCAGAATGAACTAAATTCCATATGTAGATGTTGTACATTTTTTAATTCTATCATCTTTTTAATAATTCACTTATTTCAGGAAATATTTCTTCAAAACGTTCATCTCTATAACTATCATGCAATTTAGTTTTTATAAAAAACTCATCTAGCAATGATTCATCATTATCAAAAACCCAATTTGAGATGTTTCTAATATCTTTGTTTTTGCTTGATAACAATTTATCTACTACAAATTTTTTATTTTTTTCTGGAAAAATTGAACACTTATAGTATGCTGGACTGTTTATTCTACCCAACCATGGTTTAGGTAGATTGTTTTTATAAATGTATTCAAAAAATTCAGGCAAATAATAAATTGTAAAAACACTCACTGTTGTGCTTATACTTAATTTTATATTTGGTTTTTTAGAGATAATATCTCTGTATTTGAATAAATTTTGTTTTACTTCACTCCATGAAGCGTTCTTTCTATTATACTCAAATCTTTTACCAATATCATCTATACTGACTTGGATGTCAACCAATCCAATATTTTCAAATAAACTCCAGTATTTTTCATCAGGGAATATTGTGCAATTAGTGCTATAATGTAATTTTATTTTGTTAGCATTTTTTGATTTGGTAAGAATCGATAACAATTCTAAATGTTTATCATTGTCATACAAGAATGGTTCACCACCGTGGATATGTATCTCTACAACATTTTCGCATAATTCTAAAATATTTTTCCATTCATGAGTAGATTCTAATAAATTATTTGATATTTTATCGCCATATACATCTTTATATTCTTTAATCCAACTGCTACTTGATTTTGGACTACAAATACGGCATTTTAAATTACATATGTTGCTTAAAGGTAATGATAACAATAAAGTATCGGGATTAAATAAATCAACTGTTTCAAATTCTTTTTGCCATGTAGCATTATCTAATTTTCGCTTACTTGGATAGTTTACATCTTCTTCTTTCCAACATCGCTCACATGCTGCTGGTTTTTTTCCAGATAAAAAATCTTCTTTTAATTTTTTCAACGATGCACTATTTTTGTATTCTTCAATCGATACATTTTTTATATTGTGTTTTTCCCATCCGTCAACTTTTCCATTTAGTTTACAGCACGGTTTTATATAGCCATCGTTGTCTAGATCAATTCCAACCCAAGGTTGATAGCAAAAATTTGGTAAATCCATTAGAAAAATATTTATATCTATATTTTTTTCATGTAAATATACCAACCATAGAAGTTAAAAGGCATGCAACTTAAAATAACATTGTGTAATCCACATGATCTTACGCAAGAATATGGTTTGTATTTTGATTTAGGTAAAACAAACACTGTTGCAAAGTGGAAACATAAAGTTGAAGAAGCACAATCTAAAAATTATCTAATAGATGATCCAGAAAGATTTTATGGATTCTATGATTATGAAAAAGAAAAAGATATTGCACTATCACGTATAAACAGTTGCATAGATACAATTAACTCTCATGCTATAATTATAGATCGTTATTTGACAAACATTGAAGATACTGACACACTTAATTATCTTCATCATATCTTTGAAGAATACCATGGATTACTTGACAAGCAAACGCATAACTTTTATATAACCGCAAACCAAAAAGTAAGAAATGCTCTTTGTAATTTAAACATATTGGTACATAGAGTAGAAAACGTCTTATATAAAAATACCAAAAGATTTGTAGTTACATATTTTGGTTTGCCTAAAACAGATACACTTAATGATGATGATTTTAATAACATGACCTGCCAATATGAATTTGGTGGGTTGTATTTAAATTATGTAGAAATAGGTAAAACTATTGAGGATTTAGTAAGAGACAACGATGAATATATTGACGATGATGCAGTAAAACCTTGGAATTTTTTTAGCGCAGATTTTACAGTAAAATTTAATTCAGTTTCCCACGAAGAAGCATTAAAAGTTGAACAAGAATGCAAAAAATATTATGAAGAAAACTATGATTTCTTCAAAAATTTAGGTTATCCAAAATTTACTAATCAATTAAAACCAGGCAAAATTAAGATTGGACAACTTGTGTATTCCAATAGGGATGATGTTATAAACCAAATAAAAAATCATCAATATGTAAAATTAGTAAATTTTTACTCATAAAAAATATAAATTAAATATATTATTGGCACATTTAGGCAAAAAGGGCAATCAATGAAACTACCAGAAAATGCACAGGCACAATGCGAACAGTTATTACGAGAATTTAGACGACCGATACCAGATGATGCGGTGTATAAAGACCGCCTTGTTGAAGAAATAGAAATCATACTGGGTTTACGATTTACAGAATACTTCTTACAAGTCCGTGAAATATTAGACATGACGCTTGATTTACCACACATGACTCGTGGTAGTGCAGGCAGTAGTCTTGTATGTTGGGCATTGGGAATCACAGATGTTGATCCTATAAAATGGGATATACCACTATCACGATTTTTAAATCCACACCGTGATGATCTGCCAGATATTGATATAGACTATCCACATTGGGCACAGACTACGGTAATGGAACGTATATTCAAACGTTGGCCTGGCAAGAGTGCACGTATTAGTAACTATGTTACATTTAAAGAAAAAAGTGCCAAACGTGAAGCGGCAAGACGACTTGGTGCAAAAGGTAAATTACCTCGCAACTTCAAATACGATGATCTTGATATTGACATAGGGGAGGCTATTCGTATTGAAAAGAAGTTACTTGGTAAGAAACGAGCCATCTCAAAACACTGCGGTGGTATACTTGTGTTCAAACATAATCTACCAAAAAGTTTAATAAATGCAGATAATCAAATATTATTAGACAAACATGAAGTAGAAGACCTTGAACATCTAAAAGTTGACATACTTGCTAATCGTGGTTTAAGTCAATTGTATGAAATAGAACCTAACATGAGTTTAGAAGACTATCCAGATTATGATGAAGCAACGATACAATTACTTTGCAATGGCGATGTGTTGGGTGTAACACAAGGTGAGTCACCAGCAATGCGGCGATTATTTCGTGCAATACAACCAAAATCACGCAGTGATTGTGTGTTTGCTACTGCGCTTATACGTCCTGTTGCTACCACTGGTCGTCAGAAAGCAAGTTTCTTTCATGATTGGACAGAAAAACAATTAGAAGATAGTATTGTTTATGAAGATGATGCTATCAAAAAAATAAGCAAACTTATTGGCTGTGATATCTATGAAGCAGATATGTATCGCCGTGCATTTGCCAAAAAGAATGAAGAAAAAGTTTATGAATTTATGCATCGCATGGGAACGCATCCAAACAAAGTCGAAATTATAGACGAACTTTATCAACTTGGTAACTTTGGACTATGCCGTGCACATGCCGTAAATCTTGGGCGATTGATTTGGGCATTAGCATATCAAAAAGCGCATAATCCAAAACCATTTTGGGCAGCATATCTTAAACACTGTGAAGGCAGTTATCGTCGTTGGGTATATAAAAACGAAGCAAAACGTGCTGGTTGGGATTTACGTGAATTAGGATTTAATTATAGTTTATTAAATGACCCAATTTATGAATATCGCAAGTATGGATGGTGGGGCGATGCAGATTTTTTACCAGGTTTTTATTGTAGTAATCAATATCTTGACCGTTTTGAATTTGCTGGTCTTGTTGCCAATGGTCGTGTATTCAAAGGAGAAGGCGGTAAGTACATTACCTTTCTTACCCTTGGTGTTGGTAACGGAAAATATATTGACCTACTGGTAAAAGGTCCAGTTGCATATCATGATTATGATGTAGTATGTGGTGTAGGCAAAGTCAAAACAAGCAACGGTAGTCAGTATATTGAATGTCAAAATGTGCGTACATTAAAATTAGAAAAGTTTAACTCTTCTGCTTAAGATTGTTTAGCATTTGTTTTAGTGCACTGCTGTTTACATCAGCCACAATTTTACCTGGTTGATCTTCGGGAACTGCTTCTGTTGTTGGTTTAACATTGCTACCACCCTTAATGCTTGCAAAGATACTGCTGCTTTGTTTCTTAAACTGCTGATATTCGGCGTCTTCTGCAAGGTCACGTATACGCAAACTATCAATATCAAACTCAAGTTCAATCTTTTGACCAACACCACTACTACTACGAGTTTTCATAAGTTGTAGTTGATACTTGCCATGTTCACGCATACTACGACTTGTAAAAATACCAAACAAGTTATCTGCAGTATTGATCTTGGAAATACCACCACTGATATGACTGTGGTCAAACTCTACTTCTTCAACGGATGCACGGTTTAACTGTGATGCAGTTACAAGTAGAATATCCAATTCTTTTGCAAAGTTACGAATTTCTTCGGAGACATACTTGTCTTTAACAAATAGGTCACTTGGGCTAACCTTTGCACTTACTGGCATAAGAAGATCAAGATAATCAATCATAACAAAGTCTACACGGCGACCACTACGGATTTGTAATTCTTTAATATAAGCACGAACATCGTTAATATTGCTTTGTGCTGGCATATATTTGATTTGTAAACGACCGCTTTTTTTGCCAATCATCTTGACTTTGACTTCAATATCTTCAATACTCTTAAAGATATCACGGCTTGGTGTATTGGTAAGCATACCATCAATACGCATGGCAGTAAGTTCTTCACTCAACTCAAGTGTAATATAAACGCCATTAAGACCAGCTAATATCCAATTACATGCAATATTTTGCATGAATAGTGATTTACCACTACCCGAACCACCAGCAAAGATATTCAGTTCACCACGATTGAATCCACCAAATAGTTTCTTATCAAGTGTAGTCCATCCACTACTTGTTTGACCATTATTGTCTTTAATTTTGTTCAATCGTGCAATAGGGTCGATGAAGTAATCGGTTCCAAGGTCTTTGGTTAAACTAATCTGCACTGCATCTTTAATAATTTTTTCAACAGGATCAAAATCACCCTTTTCAAGCATATCAGCAGCTTTAAGAATTGCACGTTCAAGTTCTTTTTGCTTGGTAAATCCTTCAAACTCTTCTAAGAACCATGCAGTATGGTCATCAGTCATACCAGGTATAAGTTGAAAAGTGTTATTAGTAGCAGCATTAATCTGTTCTACCAATGGCATAATGGTATGTTTGTCACAGTGTTCTTTTATAAATTTTGCAGCACTTTGTAAACTACGGTCAAAATTATTTGGGTTGAAAATGTTTTGGACTCGCACATAACTTTGCGGGTCACTTAACATCATTTCAATAAAAAGTTTTTGAACTGCTGCGTCATAGGTTTTTGCCATCTAGTAATTATATCCGATTGTTATGCTTAAGTCAAAACCATTTTTTAGTCATAAGTTGAATTTTTAAACTATTTGTCTGCGCACTGTCTAATATACTGCGCATGGTAAAAAGTTGTCCATATTTGGCAACTGCATCTGCAGTATCTTTAATACCCGTTTCCCATTCAGGAAATGCTACACTCCAACCATATTTAAGTGCGGCATTTACCATTGCCACGCCAGCCTTATCACGGTCAGGCACAACAATGATATCACGGTCAAGTGTTTCAATAACTTGTGCTTGCTCATCATTTACTTCATTACTGCAAATTGCAAGTGCATTTATTGAAAGAGCATCAAGTAATCCTTCAACAACAATACAAAACTTTGCATCACGATGTTGGCGGTCATAACCCCAAATCATATTACTTGGATAGTTAGAAAAGTATTTTACTTTCTTTTTGCCATCTTCAAACAATCGGCCGCTAAAACCCATGGGTTTGTTTTTCCAAGTAAACGGAACTAACACACGATTGCGCAATGACGCATCATCTGTCCAATGAAACTCATGCAACTTGTCACCAAAACCACGAGCATCAAGATAATGAATAGCGTTTTCCAAACTGTTGTAATCCGCTTCATTGATATATCCATCATTTAACCAACTTGTAATAGGACGACCAGGACATGGGTCACGTGGTTCATAGGTGGGCAATTCACGTGTTTCAACTACAACTGGTTCTGCGGTCTCTTGACTGATAGCAAATAGCGCAAGACGACCTACAAGGTCTTCTCCCATGCCAATCCAAATCATCCAACGCCGCATTTTATAACTTAAACGACGACCTGGTTGCCAACTACAAGTATAATGACAATTAAAACAATGATAATTAATACCACCTTCTGGTGTTTGGTGAACACCACCACGACCACGAGTATCGGCTTCATGTCCTAAATGCTGACAGCATGGTGCATTAAAACTAATCCATCCACTTGGAGTAGTTTTCTTCTTCCATGGCAAATGCGCCAGTATTTGGTTAGTAATTTCCATTACACTAATATAACAGATTTATGGCAATCTGTCAAGGACGATAATAAATATAATTCATCTGTCCACTGATTTGGCTAACCTTAAATCTTACAGCACGATATTTGCCTTGGAAGTTAAAGTAATTTGTTCCAGTAACATTAGCACAGTTGGCATAACTTACTGTGGTATAGCTATTGGCATCCACTACACTTTTAGCGTCCAAACTTACTTGCAACTGAATGTTGCCTGTAAAAGCATTTGCATTATATTGAACGGTTTGATAAACAGCACTGCCACGAACATAATTGGCTGTCAAGAAACTGCTGCTATAAGCAACATTTACATAGTTTGTGTCGCCATCATTACTGTATGTAAAATTGTTAGCAAGATAACTTGGAGTAAACTGTGGATAAACACCATCGTTTATTCTGGCCTGACCTTGTGCTTGATAATTGTCATCACTATAAACAATTTCTTGTTCACCTTCACCATTGGTAACAACAATGCTGTAATTATATAAACCTGCATTTATATTATCAAGTGTGCTACCTGCGATGAGACAAGTTGCTACACCATCACGTGTATAAACAAGATCAAGATTGCGTGAAAACACTAATTCTTTTGTGGTAGAATCAATTAAGTTAAATAAAACTGTGCTTTGTAAAAGGCTCGCAGGTTTTTGATCATTATTCTTGATAACGAACTTAAATCTATTATCTACACCTTTATATATTTGTAATGGCTTGGCGTAAAACAACTGATTCTCCCTTGGTAATGCAAGGTCGCTGTTCTTTACAACTGTTATAATTTGTGGATATAAATAACCTGAAATTTGCTGCAACTAATGGACCCTTTTTAATATTTATTATGAGTTTTTCACTGGAACAAATGCTTGAACAATATCCCTTCTTAAGTTACATAAAATACCCTACTGCGGACTTTATTGGAATTATACAAAATTTTGATGGTGACATCGTTTCTATGTATGCCTTCAATAAATTAAAGACCGAAGAAGATAAACGTGGGTTTCTTGAAGCGGCAGAAATATGGTGGTGGGAAAGTAATCGTTTAATACCAATCAATATATTTTTAAAACATGGTTGGGACAAATATCGTTATAGTACAGTAACACTTACTACAAAAGATATAAGAGAGCAGTGTGGTCATATTGTAAGCATTGCTAAACTTGCAGAACGTAGAACAAAACGCAGAGTTGTTCAGTTAGTTAAACGACTCGGTTAACAAATTCATATGAACCATTACTAGCTGTGCATAAGACACAGCGTGTGCACGTTTAAAATAATAACCTTCACTTGGTTTAATCCAGATTTCATCAGCTATTTCTCGCCATCGCTTTCCGATAAGGTAACGTTTGGATGGACGAATGATTGCCAATACCATAGCCAACTGATCCATTGTAGTAGGAAGATGTTGTTGTAAGACATCAAAATGATTTGATAAATGAATAAGTTTGGCAACGAAATCACGCTCCTTTAATAGTTCCCACTGTGGTTCACGTTCACAGAGTTCGTCAAGATGCTCGTTACTGCGAACTGAATTATAAACGTGAACATTTAGTAGGTCTAATTTCATATAACCTAATTCTTCTGCGGTATCATAATCGATGTTACTCAATCCAGTAAGTGGGTTTTGGGGTACAGGATTGACATAGACTCCAGTGTTATGCTTGACAACAGCACCGTCACGGCGTATAGACGCAGGTATATGCTTGATAAGTTTCAAGATATCCTCACGGTTTCCAAAGTCTATGTCAATATCCATTTATGCCCATCTCATTAGGAAAAGGTTACGTTCTTCATCATTGACGAACCCTAGCATCATACCGTATTGTGACCACCTTGTCAAGCATGAATCGCACCATGCCTTAATATCTTCTTCGTTCTTTACCCAGAATGATGGGTCAGCGATAATAAGAAAACTTTTGTTTATTATCAAATCAAGTGCATAGACATTATCGGATAAGTCACGAATATCTTTTAATGATGCATTGCCAACTACAAACCGCCCTGACATTAGAAACCTGCTTTTTCTAATATTTGTCTGGTAATTTCTGTTTCTGCGGCATGTATCTTTAACTTACGTTCCCAAAATGGCGGATCAATCCATGGCAGTGCAAGAGTAACTTGTTCTTCGTTTAGTTCGCCAAGTTTTTCCATGCCGTTATCACAGCAATAGATTACCCATGGACTAATACGACCATGCACAATATGATTTAACAAACGACTGGTGCTTATGTTCTTAAAGTAATCACTGAACTCTACAGTGCTGTCTTTGGTTTCTTCTGCCCAACGTTGCATAGTTTCAATACTACGTTCTAATGCTTCATCATACTTTTCTGTTCTAACATATTCCCAAAGATATGACTCATAAATCTTATCACGTGTCCAACTATCAAGTTTGTATTTGCTTGTTAGAACATAATCTATGAATTTATTAACATTAATTGCATCAATAGCATGACAATGACGACCAAACTTAACAAAACCTTGATACAATGAACTGCTACAAAAATCTTCATAGGTTTTAAGTTTAGCACTGCCTTGTGTTAATTCATAGAACCGCATCCAAGCAATATACCCAATGCGCACACCTTTTTCATTCTTTTGATTTTCACGGCGTTTTGGTTCGCATTGGTGAACAACAAGGCTACTTTCACGTGTAAAAGCAAGTCCACAATGTTTGCAGACATTTTCACCAGGTTTTACATCCTTTGCGGCTTCTAACGCAATCTTACGTAATTCGTTCATCTTGTAATTATAACAGTTTTTGTGCTGCAGCGGTAATATAATATTTCCACTTTGTCAAATCAAATCCACGAATTACTTCTTCATGAAGCGGAAGTTCACTTGGGTCATATGGCGGTGTAACTGTACTAATTAGTTGATTACAATAATCAGGGTAACTTCCGAAGTAAATTTTAGGTATGGTAATAAAACTCGTTACTTTGTGTATGAATATATGATGAGGATGACCATACTCACCTTTCTCATTGTGTGTTAGTATAATATCTGCGCCATCGCATACAGCACGTATCCACTGTTCTGCATCACCACTATTAAATCCAAGTTCGTTTTTCTTTACACTTTCCCATTTATCAGTCAAGCCAGCAAACATGGTAGGAATGCCACGGCGTTTCCAAAATTTGGAAATCTCTGCTCCACGAGGATCACTGCGTCGATAGGTAAGATAGCATATTGTCCAATCCCAATCACGGTGTTCCATGATAAATTGATAAGCAAAGATTGCACAATCATCTGGGTGAGCAACTAAACAAACTGCTTTCATATGCGATCCTTTACAAATTCATCCCAAGCAATGCGCTGTTCATTGTTAAGAAGTTTATAAGCACGAGGATGAACACTTGCAGTAAGTGCTTTATCATCATTTTGCAATTTAACAAACCAGTTATAAAATGTATCTACTTCCCAATCCGCAAGATTATAAACACCAATTTTTTGTTTGCCACTATAAAGATCATCAAACAAATTGTTTTTACTAATCCAAGCACTATAACATAAAAACTCTGTAATACCATGTGTGTCAGGATTTACTTTGCTTGGAAATTGGCAATTGCTTTCAAACCATTCTACAAAGTTTGGTTCACTCATTACCATATCACGCATGGCGTGTGTATAAGCAAGAAATGGAACACCGCCAGGACTAATCCAGTTGAAATCTGTAATGCTATATTTTTGTTTTAAAAATTGTAAACCACTTTGCCAATGTGGACTATTGCATGACCAACTTTCACAATGTGCACGGTTATACTGGTCAAATACTTCACTAATTTCAAATGGACGAATGAACCATGTCTTGGCGTCAAGTATCATGCACCAATTACTTTCTGCATGTGCAGTGCCAAGTATCTTGCAAACTTGTTGTGTATACCAACCTGACAAATGTGACGATGGATAATACCCAAACTTGCTACGATGAAATATGCGGACTTTATAGCCAAGTTCACCATACCAACTGATATCTATATCATCATGAGTTAACGTTTCATCATTTAATATAACATATATGTTTTGTATTTCATCACCAAAGTAATAAGACATACTGTATGCTTGATGTTCAAGCAAATATAACTCATCACAATAAACAACAGTTAGCAAGTCCATGTTATTTTACTATTTCATGCAATGTTCGTGCTTGCTTTAATAAATCAATTACAGTTGGGTCTTTGCTTTGAAATACTGGTCTCCATTCTTGCCACCAATTAAATAATTCAACCATTTCAAGTGTAAAATTACAATGCAACTGTTGACCACCAAAAGTATCACTGGTTGTTAATGATGCTATTCTGTATTCATTGGTTGTAGAACTTTTAATAGTCATTTCATTGCCTCTTTAATTTCTTTGTCGCTATATCCACGCTCAACTAACATACCTTTATATTGTTGATCAGTAATTTTATCAGCAAGAAGTTCTGCTTCATCACTTTTAATATGCGGATATAATTCTAACATCTTTTGCGCACGTTTATTCTTTACAGTCTTGCTACTGTATGCCATCCACTCATGACGATGCTTGCCCATGTTGGGGCTTACTGTGGTCAACAATAACCATTGTAGTTTAGGATGCCTGTTGATATCAAAGAAACGTTTATTAACACGCTCGTTCATTGCTTGCAAATAATATTGCTGCAACTCTGGAATACCGTTGACTACACTGCCCCAACGCAACATAAGATATGTAGAGAACTTCTTACGCTCTTCATCGTTGAGTTCATCATAGAACTGTCGATTACGCAAATCAAGTTGTGCCATTTCATAACCAATGTCAAGTTTGTTAACCAAGGATTATTCCTCTCCATTCACCTTTTTCAGTTGGTTCAAATATTGCAGAAATACTGTCATCGTGCTTGATTTCTTTTATTTCTACACTTGCATAATACAATGAACGCAACTGATCTGCTGCATCTTTCAATGTAGGATTAGTCTCGGTAGCTTTAAGAATCTCTAGCCATTCAAGATATTCATCTGTATAATAACGTTTTGGTGGTGATACGTTTCCAATGCTCATAATAGTATCTTATCATATATTATTAGTTTTGTCAATAGTCACGATAGCCAAATTTTTTAACGTTAAGATCGTATCCAAAGACATTTGCGACATCAGGCAACCATGTTTTTTCTAATAATTCTTCATATAAAACTGGATCAAAATCTGGTTTTATATCATATAAAGCATTATATTTTTTGTTTACATAAATGTCACCATAAAAAATTTGTTTTTTAAAAATATTTTTGTCATATCCTTCAACTTGAAAGTAATCATCTATTGCTTTTTCATTTTGTTCTATAATCTTAAGCTGTGATAAAACTTCATCAAATCTATTTTTATCGGTAAAATCAGTAATACCTTTACAACATAAGGGTATATCAACATAAAATTTAATATTTTTTCCCTGTTGTATTATTTTTTTTAAATCAATTGTATTATCTGATTTAATCTTACTTAAATTAAATTTCCATATTTGAACCAGTTTTTTTAAATCCGTAATAAGAGTAGTATTTTTTATAATACTTTCTATTTTGAATGTTCTATAAAATTTTTTTTCAACAGCTAAATTTACAGGATTTAAATCAAAATTTTTAATTACATCAATTCGGGTTGAAATATCATGAGATGGCCATATTAATATATTTTTTTTATATATTTCTTTTATTTCTTTTTCTGAACAATATTCAATCTTTTTGATAGTAGTATTACTTTTATTAGTTCCAGAATTGTCTAAAAAAATTCCTTTGTAATTTAAAAAATTACACAAAAAATCACCCTTTGAACCGCCTTTATATACTAAAACATATTTTGTCATACTATATTTTGAATGTCAATGGTTTCGCTTGCACGACTGATTTCTTTAACAAAATATGCGCATATTGGCTTTGGTCCATCACTTATTGGAATACAAAGCAGTTGACCATTCTTAAGTTTAGGAAAGTACCAGCGCACATCTTGGTAAACATCTTCAATTTCTATGTTCATAAATGCCGCACGGAATGAACTTAATGGGTTAAATGTAAATGCTTGGAATCCACGGTCGTTGAGTTTCGTAAGTGGCAGTGCTTCTAAATCACCAATCTCTGCTTCACCAATAAGAATACGCCAATTATATGGCATCATAATTCTGTGTTCACCAATCTTTAGCACGAGTGCTGGATCATTAAAACTTTCTAAAAATACAAGTGGAAGAAAATAATAATCTGCTTCTGGTGGATTGCTGTTATCTAATACACAGAATCGCAAATCATCTACTTGTTCTGGTAAATTATTCATTTCAAATACGGTATTATCAACTGTTAATATTCTCACTGTCTTTCCTTAACAAAATTATAATATAGTTCAGCAATAGCAACCTGACCATCAGGATGCGTATGATATCCAGGGTCTGTCCCTGTTAGAGGATGGCTATCGCAAAAAGCACCAAGCGCAAACTGTGGTGGCGCAAAATACTTTTGTGTAAACTCACGTGGAAAATCTTCATTCCAACTTTTGTTTTTAATATAGGTATTCCAACCATTGAACAAAAATGGAATTTTTAACGCATCAAGTTTCCATAATCCACTGAACAGAACCCAATTGTCTACTTGGCGTTTCCAGTGTGCATCATAAAGAAATGCGGCATAACCTTCCATTGCCATGCGTGTATGTTTATCTACTTTGGAAATACGATAGTTGTGGTCGTAGTTCTCAATCACACTGAACATTGTTTCGCCAATCATGCGATACGGATGTGCATCACCATAATTAAAGTTCTTTAAACCATCTTCCCAACGATAACCATTACGGTTTTCTTGCTTGGCACTATGATTTGGACTACCATCTTCTATCTTAATAAACTTTTCAACTGGAAACTCTATGCGATCTTCTGTTGTACTCGCAATAAAAACCCAATCTGCTTTGTCTTTGATTGCTTCATCAATCTGTAATCGTATTACATTATTACCAATACCCTGACGAGCATATGTAACAAGTTCAGCATCAAGTTTGTTTGCGAGGATTTCACTCCAATGCGTTCCACTATATTCAGGAAGATTACTAACAGCACTAAAAGAGCAACCACATACTGCTATCTTCATTTGTAGATGCTCTTTTCTTGAGTAAATGGATATTTTGCATCTTTATAAAATTGTTTACGTTTTGTAAGATGACGTTTTGCAAACTTGCAATCTGCTGTTATGTCCCAGATTTGAACAAAATCTTTGTCTTCTGCCTTACGAATGCCACGACCGATAGACTGAATGACACGAACGAATGACTTGCCAGGTTCAATAAGAACAAGATTAAAAATACGAGGGATATTAATACCAACTGCAGCCACTCCATAAGTTGCGACAATAATTTTGTCACTGACATCTGCAACTTCATCATAGTGTTCCTTTCTATCTGTGACTTTCATATCACCATGAACAAATACGCTATTAGGTAATCGTGCAACCAATTCATCACCACATTCACGACGATCAACCAACACAAGTGTATTACCAGTTTTGATAATTTCATTTACCATACTTGCAAGATGATCCAATCGTTCGCTGTTGGTGGTGAGATATTTAAGTTCAGCCTGATAATTCTTGAAGTCACTGTATTCAACAGTTTGCACAATGTTAACATGGCACTGGCTTAACACACCACGTTCTTGCAATTCAGCCGCACTTAATTGGTTAAGCACTTGACCAAATGATACAATCAGTGCAGCACGTTCAAATTGTTCTTTGGGAACTGTGCCCGTTAAACCCCAACGGATAGGAACATTTGCAAAGTGATCTGTGAGCAATGCTTTAAGAACTTCTGCTTTTGCTTGATGCACTTCATCAACAATGATAGCAACAACGTTTAGCATCATTGTCCATTCATTGCCATCTTTATTTTTCTTTAATAAATTGTTTAGGCTTTGCCATGTGCAGATAGTGTGAGTGCGACCAAGTTCTTTACGGTCACCAAAATATACACCAACATCTAATCCAAGGTTTATATAATCTGCTTCTGTTTGTGTAACAAGACTTTTATTAGGCACAATAATAATCGTGCGACCATACTTTTCAACACTATGCGATAGTGCTGCTGTCATAATTGTTTTGCCAGCACCAGTGGCTACTTCTTGTATGCCTTGTGGATTTTGTAAAAATTCGTTGACAATTTCAACTTGATAATCACGTAGAACTATTGGTTTGCCTTCTTGTGGATGACCTTTTGGCCAGTTCTTATTACTGAATGTGTTTTCAGTTATTGCATCAAACTCAAGCTGATCACGTGATGTGCGTTGATCTTCAATTTCAAAATCCCAATTACGATCTTGCAACCATTCTATAATTTCTGGTAGAAGATTTATATATGTTGAACCACCAAGTTGAAAGTAAGCAACCTTGCCATCCCATCTACCTAACTTTACACTTGGCAAATGACGTGCATAAGGAACTTCATACTTGAACTTTGTTACAAGCCTACGGCGAGTATCAACATCAAGACCTTCTAATTTACAATTGACTTCATCACGGATGATAATTTTACATAACATTAATGTTAATATAATATATTACTAAAACAATTACAATAAAAAAGCAGCGATAAACGCTGCTTTATTTTTTAGGCTTTACTTCTATAATTTTTTGAATAGTTACTTTAGCACCACCGAACCCATATTGCAATTCGATCAGGCGTTTTGCACTCGCCTGATCGTTTGCATTTACTGTAAGTGAGAATTGCAGTGTGGGTGTGCTTGGTCTTGTGACAACACCCTTGATATCAAACTGCTTCACCGACTACCACTCCTCATCACCGTGATTTCTGCAACACGCTGCCAACGATTACCAACGCTTTTACGAAGGTCTGCCAACTTGAGTGCAGTACGCAGTGACATTTCACGGAACCGCTTGGCATTGTCCTTCATAAACTGCAGGATTTCACCCTGTTGCTCATCGGTGAAATCGTAGTCACGGAACAATTGTCCGCTTTCTGCAATCTGCCGAATACGAAGATATTTATCGTGTTCAGTGTCAAGCGTCAAATCAATATAGTGACAACGTGACTGCAATGCTTCAAGATGGTCTTGCATCTTCTTGCTACGGATGTTCTCAAACTTCAAGTTAGTAATGAAGATAACACCACCCTTGAAGTCAAACTTGTTGGGGATGCCTTGCTTGTGCAACAAATTGCTATCAGCATTCCAGTGAATGGTACGCTTCTTGCCACTGTCAAGTGCAGCTTTAAGAATGTTAAGTGACAACTCGTCCATCAACACGCTATCGCAATCGTCAAACACGAGAACACTACCACTGTCGCTATACTCATACAGCTTGGCATACAAACCAAGTGCAGTCATAGCACCCTTGACGACTTGATACTTGACACGACCAGCAACTTCATCAAGCACACTTACTTGGTCAAGACGCTTGTGAACACCGTAGGACTTACCAACACCAGGCGGTCCAACAACAATCATTGCACGAACATCACCTTCCTTGACAGCAGTGGTCATGTCTTCAAGGATAGAGAAACGTTCAGCAATACGTTCAATAATCTGCTCGTCAGTTTCCTTGACTTTGGGTTGAACTGCAGTTTGTGTCATCATTGGTGCTTCCTCATTAGTATATTCAATTTGATGTGCGCCATCAAGAACGATACGGCAACGTTTACGATTAAAAGGAACCGTGCCATCAACGCTGACATAACCACCACGACCAACCTTGGTGAATGGGGTCAGTAGCGGAAATACCATATCGTCAACAGGCATGCCATTAAAGGTGCCAGATTTGATACGAACCGTAGAGCCTGCGTAAGTCATCTGTCTTCTCCATCAACAGGTTATATTAGGATAATATCACAGAATTAGGGATTGTCAAGCAGTTTTTTGCATCATTTCGGCAAGAATAAACTTGGCTACATTAAGCTGCTTGCGGATGCGTTCGTCGGTATTTGGAGCAGAAATTGTTGGATTTTTCATAGCAATCATCTCCTGACAATCGCTCAAAATGCCCATAACAACCATTTCCTGACCAACTAACTTGGCGGTAATTCCGTTGATATATTGGTCACGAATATCGGCTTTGGACATACCAAAGGTAGCAAAATCGGTGTCAGTCATATCGCTCTCCATCAATTGACTATAACTTAATATAACACGGATTTAGGGGTTGTCAAGCATTATTTGCAACAATCATGGCGTCATCATACTGCTCGTAAGCCATTGATAATTCATCATAATTTGGCTGCGGCTGTAGATCATTTTGGTGGATACGGGTCCATTCTTCGGCCAAAAATTGCTGAATTTCAGGGGAATTTGTATCGACTTGGTTGTCAAAATCTTGACATTTTTCAAAACGGGTCATGTGTAACTCCCTTGCTTATATGTTCATAATAACACAAATTGAAGCAATGTCAAGATACTTTTTATAAATAGTTTTGGAGATAGATATGACAGTAAAAGTGACCCGCACAAGAACTAGACAATCAGAAAATATTAATTTTACACCAGCAATGGATGAAGAATTAGATCAAAAATTTCAAGATTTTGATAATCAAATGATTAAAGATGGCAAAATTATTTCTATAACAAATGACACCAGTGAAGATTTGCTAACCGTTACCTCAACTTTTATATTTCCAGATGCAAAGTCTGCACTAGAATATTTTATTTTAGCTAGAGAAGATATCGATTTTTCAAAATTAGATCATGATTGTTTGGTGTATTTTTTAGATAATAATATTACTCATAGTTGGTCATTTGATTTTTAATTCTTATCATAATTTTCACGTGGGTAACGTTCACGATAGTGACGTTCGCCTGGTTCTAAACTACGAGCCAATTCTACATAATCTGGACCCTTATTATGCAACCAAGCCTCATGGTCAAAACGCCAATGAGGATTAGTTGGATGGCGTGTAAACTGTGTAAAGTTATGATTTAATCTATCTTCTGGATGTGCAATGGGTTCTAACTTGGCAATATAATCGCTCTTTGCCCACCAGAAATTACCCGCAAAGTGTGGCCATGGTTCAGTATTATAATTTGTCCCAACGACTTCTGCACCTTCATCAAGTGCTTCAACATTGTCACGCCACTTCTCAATAGTTGCCCAATTCATAAAATCACGCCAATCACCAACATTTGGATCGCCATAACGCAACAAACCTTTAAGGTGAATATAACAAATATGATAAGGTTCACTTGCTTCACGTGCTTGCTGTAACATATACATCAATGTTGGCCATTCGTGATAAGCAGCATCTTTATTGACACTTGCAAGTTTAATTTTACCTGTTGAATCATTGATATTCTTTGTTGATAACCAACCAGTAAATGTCCAAGGTTGACCATTCATACAAATATGGATTTCACTGGCTGCGTCCCATAGTCCTGACTTTTCTATTAAATCCCATTGTTGGTCCATTACTTGGTTCCAACCGCCTAGTTCGTTTACGTGCCAGAAAATCTTGATCGGTGTCATTTTGTTACCTTGTTGATGTTGGTGGACCGATGGGGAATCGAACCCCATCCTATGCCGTGCAAAGGCATTGTGCTCCCGTTATCACTATCAGCCCACGAGATAATAATATATATCCTACTATAATTATTGTCAATAAAAAACCCCGCATGAAGCGAGGTTTCCAATAACCCTTTAGCGGATTTGCAATCCACCAAAAGTATTTTTCTTATATCCGTGACCACGGTCCCAAAGATAGTGGCGATATTCAATTTCATATATGTCTTCTGCACCAGCCATGAACTGTTCAAAGCGGCGTTGATAAACATCTTCATGTGATGGAAATAGAGATTTCCAAATCTTACTTAATGTTTTCATTGCTCTCTCCTGCACTGCAACCTTACTTATAATATAAATGGTGCGGTGCAACATAAAAACAAGAGTTTTTTGTGAAACTCTGCTATGCGTTTTATGCAGAGGTTTTTACACTTTTAACCACATTAATGAATAGTTGTTTAAATTCATCTTTGGCTGGTAAGAACACTTCTTCTTTAATTTTGTTGCGTTCACGATAATTAGAATACTTTTCTTCTTCCCACATGTCATCTTGCGCATCAATCATCCGTTCCATGGCAAGTAGCATTTTTTCTAACAATTCATCTGTTGTCATTATAATCTCACAATGATAGAAAACTTTGTGTGCGGTCTATCCATTCAAGAGCAAGATCGCTTTCACTAAAATAATCCTTACCACGTAATATAGCATCAAGACAGTATGGAAGTCTATTTGTTTCTGCTAAATCATACCAACTTTTATAAAGTGTTGGTTCTGCATTTGTTTTGTATACTGCTGCTCGCATCCAACCATTCTGCTTATCAAGTTGAAAATGACCACCACGGCAATCAAAACCAGCAATAGCAAGTTGTATAATAAGATTACTCATTGTGTAATTGTGATAAACACCGCTGTGGATAACGGTATTCACAGTTTGATGGTCTTTATGTAAACTAACATGATTCATAATTGGCATTTCAATTATAAGAATACCATCTATATTCAACAAATTATGCCAGTGAAATAGTGCATCTATTGGACTAAGTAGATATTGTAGCGTATCATGGCACCATATCATATCTTGTTTTGGTAAATTTACCGTGTGAACATCGTCAAATACCCAATTCATGCGACCACGAGTGAGCAACATGCCTGGATTATGTTCAACTGCTGTAACATTAAATTTAAAATCTCTGCCATTGGTATCACACATTGTAGCAAGATAACAAGCATCTAAACCCATGCCAGCACCCATATCACATATATTGGTAAGATTACTCATATAATCTTCTAACATAGAAAGATAATTTAGTGTTATAAGACTATGTTGATGGCTTTCTTGTGGTGTCATTGAGTATCCATTAAATATTGCTATAGATTATATAGTAGGATATTATAAGAATATGAAATTATTAATTACAGGCGGCAACGGTTATATTGGCAAGTATCTTGTAAAATATTATACAGAATATGGTTATCATGTTCTTGCACCAATTAGCAGTGAACTTGATTTAACTGATCTTGGCGCAACAGAACGTTTTATGGCTGCACATCCTGTTGACACCGTAATCAACTGTGCATTTTATGGTCGTGAAATGATTCACAACCCAAATGAAAGTTTTTATATTAACAACTTTGCAATGTTTGGTAACTTGCTTAATCAATCTCAACATTACAGAAAATTTGTGCATCTTGGCAGCGGATATGAATATGATAACGAACGCAATATTGATTTTGCAGATGAAGATGATATATTCTATGTAGACCCACCGCAACCATATGCCTCATTAAAGAATAAACAGGCTAAACACTTGGCTGAACGTGACAACTGCTATAATATACGACTATTTGGATTAGCACATTATACTGAACCAAGCAATAGGTTTTTTCAACGTTTATTAAACGAAGATAAAGTAATCATTAGTGAAGATCGCAAACATGATTTCTTTAACTTGGAAGATGTGCCAACAGTTATCGATTTGGTGTTGAATAATCAAATGCGACATAAGGCAATCAACTGTGTTTATGATAACAAATACACATTGAGCCAACAAGCAAAGATTTTCTGTGATATTAAGGGTTTAGATTACAACAAGGTTGTTGTAGAAGGTTCAAGTAGCAGAGGTTATACTGGCAGTAATCTGCGAATTAAAGAGTATAACCTACCGCTACTTGGGTTAGAATTAGCCATGCTTCGGTATTAATTTACCGTTTTCATCAAATAGTATTTCAGCAAAACGCTTCTTACATGCGTCTGCACTCCATGCTTGCTGCATTTTAGCAACTTGCTCCGTTCCAATCTCAATTGCTTTCTTGAAACTGGTTTCTGGATATGGCGGAATATACTGGTGAATATGACGGAAGGCATGGTCAGCACTGCAAATCATTGGGCGACCTACCATCAATGCTTGGTCTGTAGCACTACTAATACCTGTTGTTCCACGTGCATAGAAGAATACGTTTAACGTATTCTGTGCTAACCATTCTAACAATTCTTGATCACTGAAATAGTTTTCAGTCAATTGTATCTCAATGCCAGGTTTTGCAATAGGCAAGCATTGTGTAGCAACTTCCCACTTTGCATAGCCACCAACATCACCATAGTAACTGCCAGGTGCATAGTTCATACGAATGATTGCACGGTCAAACTCTGTATTTACAGCATGAACCAATGCACCAAGGTTTCTACCATGACCAGCAAGACCATAAGTTCCAATAACTGGTATTTCTTTTTCTACATATGGTTGAACCGTTGCAGTGCCAAGTGGACGTGGAAATGCATAGAAACGCTTGTCATGAAAATCAGCAGTTGGGTCTACCCAAAAATATGCATCAAAATCATCAATGTTTACACCTTCTAAACCTGCGTATGGATTGTTTGGAAAACCTTCAAAGTGAAAGCAGAACTTCATACCAGGCAAGTTCTTACAAATCATTTCACTGCGAACACCGCTTTGTTCACGCATAGTAGAGATATGATAGTTAAAGAAGTAAGCATCATATGGTTCACGTTCTTTACCACGATGAATAACCTTACCGTTATTAAGTGCGGCTATATCTAAATCATTGGTTTCAAAGTAATCCATGGTATAGTTGGCACCGTCTTTAAGAACGTTATGTAACATTCTACCAATAGTTGACATGCTGCAAGCACCACGGTCTTTGTTTATAAGTGCGAGTTTATAAGTCATAATCCAA